GCCAAAGGAACTTTCAGTTCACTATAAGAATTTCCAGCAGAATCATCATGCCTAACATTAATATTATTAAACAATGTTCCAAATGAAATAATTGTTTTCCTAATTATTTCGTGATAGTAATAAGTTCCTAACATTAGTAATCTCCAAAGGGATTGGATTCAGAGAAATCTAGTAAAGCATCAGCTTCCGTTTCTATTTCATCACCTTTGTCATATTTATCATTAAATTCTGAAGATTCTATAAAATCAACACTATATCTAGCAGAAGAGGATTTTCCAACTATAATATCTGCTGCTACAAATGTTCCATCAGTTGTGCCAACTTTGAGAGTATTATTAGGAGCATCCCATGTTTTAACTCTTGCTTTGGCACCAGAAACAGATCCTGTAACCTCCTCATTAAATTGGAAAGTACCTATTCCAGTAATAATTGGAGGTGCAGAAATTGTTGCAGTTCCTGTTCCGGAGGTATATCCAATACCTGCATCAGAAATGAGAACCTGAGTTACGAAATTGTCAGTATTTACAACTACCTTACCAATAGCAGTTCCAACTCCAGAAGTTGGTGTATTGAAAGTTATTATTGGAGATGTCGGGTAACCACTACCACTAGAAGCAATACTCACCGTTCCAATACCAGAATCATTTGTAACTAATGTTGCCGTTGCTGCTGCCCCAACACCATATGTTGTTGTACCCACACCTGTTATAGTTGCTCCAGTACTAACAATAGTGACAGTAGGTGTCTCCGTATACCCTGCTCCAGGATTAGTTAGTAAAATTTCTTTAACCGAGAAAATATTTCCAACAGAAGTTGTAATTGCAACAGCAGTAGCATCAGTCCCTCCCGATGGTGCTGTGGTAATGGCAACTGATGGTACTTTAGTATATCCAGAACCATCATCAGTTAAAGTAATCTTTCTAATGTATCCAGTTGCAGTAGAAACTCCAACAGTTGCTGTTGAACCTATAGAAATCAATCTTAAAGTGGTAATATATCCTTGTGTTTGGAGAACGGAATCAATCTCCTCTGTAGTTGAAGTAACTTCTTCCCATCCTCCCAATTCATCTTCATACTCAAAGAGTTCACATTTTAATTCATAAACATAATTTTTACCTAGTTGATAAAACGGTTTCTCATGCTCAACAAATTTCACTTCAAATATTCTTTTACCTAAAGGAAAATAGATCAAATCTCCTTCACTTGGTCTGGTTGCGACTTCTATCTCATCATCCGGCATCGATTCTAAAAATGGAGATATGAAATCTTCAAATCTTTCTCTGGAAATAGTAATAGTTAGTTCATCTTTCAAACTCATTCCAAATTTAGTTAAAATATCTCCTGCTCCACTATATCCCTCATAATTATTCACATATGCTTCAATAGCAAAGTTATCATTAAATTTTGAGGATTGTATTTCTGTTAGAATCTGATCCTTTTTTACAATTTTTCTGGGTAAATAAATTACCTCTACACCATAAATTGAGAGTTGTTCGTTAATCAACTCTTGTATCAATCTTTGTTCCGATTGAGAACCTTGTAAGAAAAAAGGATTGAGTGCCATTATCCAATAAAGTCTAAAGGTGGTAGTTCATAATCAGCAGACATTCTTTGCCTAATCTCTGCTATTTCTTTCTCAGCATCTTCATATATTTCTCTACCATTCAATTCTATTCCACCGGGAAGTTTAACACCTCTAAATTTAATCAAATTTTGTCCCCATTGACGTTTAATTAAAGATGTTAAATATTTCTTCATAAATTCGTGATTATAAATTTGAGTGGCATCTTGAGGATCCAAAATTCTATAACAATCAATTACAAGGAAATCATCTAATTTTAAACTTCCCCAGTCTGTATCCAAATATAATCTATCCTGAACTTTATTGAATCTAACTCTTTTTTCTGCTGTCAGTAAAAAATCAATATCTTCTAGATATGATTTGACCATAGAATATTGTAGAAGTTCTATAGAATTGAAAAAATATAGATCATTTAAAAATATTTGATATTGAATATTAAACATACCACTAGAAATCGTACTAGTGTCAATTTTAAAGATTTTCTCGATGCCAATTATCGAATCGGGGACGGGTATAAAATTACTTGTCTCGTAAAAATTGGAAGTAATCGTACCTAAACCAGAAATATTTGTCGATGTTCCTGTAGTCGTAACAATTCCAACACCATCTGTTCCAGTAGCTTTTCCTCTATCTAAATCACTTTGAGAAATTTTGTATTTAAGATACATCCTTTCAATTCCATCATAATGCCTTTCATTGAAAAGTTGAATAGCATCATCAACTAAATCACTTACTTGATCATCATCTACATTTATTTCTAATACAGGAGCACCTAATCTCCTAAAACAATAATCAATTAACTCTTGTCTAGTGCTTGGTTTTGCCATCAATAAATACCTCCGTCTATTTCTCCGGCAGTTAAAGTCCCAGCAATATTCACATTACTACTAAAAGTTGATATACCGGTAAATGTGGTGGTACCACCTACATTTAAATTTATAAGAGTTCCAACACTTGTCAATGAAGAATTAGTTATTCCAGAACCCAGAGTAGTACTATTTAGTACTGTATCACTACCAATCTTGAAGAACTGACCACTTGTAACTCCTAATCCAACTGAAGATCTTAAAGTATTTGTATCGTTATGATATGTGAAAGTTTTTAAAATATTTGCCGAACCAATTCCAATACCACCACCATTGAGTAAAAGATTTGTTCCAACAGTAGTTGCAATTCCTACTCTATGATCTGCTAATTCAATTGTTTGAGAACTAATTTTAGTCTCCGTTCCCAGTACAAATAAATCTCCTTTAATCGTTACTCTTCCAGTATCGTCACCAATAGCAGATGGATCGATAATTAAATCAGATGGTCCGGTTATACTACTGGTTCCAACATTGATTCCACTACCAACAGCACCTGTTGAAAATGTGTTGGCAGTTACGATTCCTAAACTGATATTATCATCTAACGAAACTTCAACTCCATTAGAAGCAGCATTTGTAGTTACATTTGTACCACCACTAATTGTCAGTGTTTCAGTTAAAAGATTAATTTCTTCAGAACCACTATCACCTGCTACGGTCATAGCAGTGCCTACGTTTTCAGTAGAAACTGCAGTAATAAGACCCTTTTCGTTGACAGTAACAACTGGGATCTGAGTTTGAGAACCAAAAGAACCGGTATTGCTATTAACAGTTTTTAGTGTGACAGCAAATCCTACATTATCAGTTCCATCAAATGATAATGTTTGAGTTACTACATCGCCAGAAATGCTAAAATTTCTTGATGTAGTTAAACTATCGGCAGAACCAGTTACATTACCAGTTAAGTTACCATCAAATGTAGTTGCATTTATAGTACCACCAACTGTAAATATTTTATTTTCAAAATCATATTCTATATCAGAGGTGGTAGCGGCACTTACCATTGTGCCTGATTCCAAATCAGTTAATACAAGTCTCCTACTACCAGTGGAAGGTACGCTAAGAGCAGCACCAGTATTAGTTAAATTGGAACCATCACCATAATATGTAATAATACCACTAGTTGCTGTTACAATTCCAGAGGATATTTGTAAAGTTCCTAATGTTGATATCCCAGATACTTCTAAATTATTGAGGGAAGATATTCCACTAACACTTAACTCAGTTACATCTGCTATTCCACCAACAACATTAGTGGATGTTTCATCAGCGCTTGTTCCTCCTCCAGATAGGCTAGAAACCACTTTAATAGCGTTTTCCTGCCCTACTCTAACATTTGTTAAATTAGTAGGATTAACTTTTACCCTAACATCTGCCATTAGCGAGTTACTCCCTGCCTGACAAGAACCATACCCTCAAGTACTCTCGTCTTAGTTCCTCCAGACTCAATAACTACATCATACACATACCTACCCGATTTTAATGCTGATGTCTGAGCATTAGTTAATGATATTTTTATCTTACCATCGGTCAGGGGAGTTAATGCCTCAGCAGTAAAATCGGTCTTTGTGGTGCTTCCAGCATGTTTTCTCATTTGAGATGAGACCGAATAACCTGTCAAATTCAAAGGAGAACTCGAATCGGCAGATTCTAAAGTAAAAGTTTGACTAAAATCTTCACCACTATTTACTGTAATATTGCTAACATACGTAGCTGCCATCTATCTTATAAATATAGTCTCTCCTTATATTTATATCTTACTTTAAACCCAAGTTGGAAACCACTTCTTGTTGCTTGAAATATAATTTTATGTATGATTTTGTAATATCTTTTAAAGTGGAAAGATCATTACATTCATTAACTTCTCTTGCAAGTTTTTCATACTCAAACATTTTTCCAATACTAGACAGTTCAATACTATCGGGATCCATTCGTGAGCTCCTTTACTAAAGACTTTAATTCATCAATTTCTTTTCTCATAATATCTAGTTCTCTTTTTTGAGATTCTCTACGAGAAAGGGAATTTAAATAATTATCATAACCAATAGAATCATGATTAATTATAGCACCACTTTTTTCATCACGATATAAATTTTGATACCCTTCTACTCTTATCATCTTACAGCAATCGTCCTCAAATTCTTAAGTCTTGGGTATTTTGCCTGATTTGTACCAGACATGACTATTTTTATAGTATAACCGACAAACTCACCAATATCATTAGCAGTAAATTCATACTCCAAAAATTCATTATCTAGACTCGAACTAACTTGACGATCTGGTCTTCCACTGTTATTAGAAGAATCTATGACTCTATATCCATCTTCACCAATAAATCTCAAATTGTCATATCCAGGGAACAATTCAAACTCTTGATCAATCTCACTAGAATCTGGTCTTATTAACTGATACATAACCCTGAAATCTGCTGTCTGATCTCTGTAAGCATCGACGAATACTTTAAGAGAAGTAGAAACATGCTTTAATCTTATGGTATTTGAGACATACATGGCAGAGTGTGGATCAAATCTTAGAGAATTAACTCTATTATCACTAGCATAATCAGTGATTGGATTATTAAGTCTAGCACTTCTAAACTCTGTTTCAGGTTCCGTTACTCTAGATTCTGTATAGATTACTGGAGATAAATTTGGATTATTTTCTGTTCCAATTAATGTAATTCCGGTAGTGAAGGATTTATTTCTAGGCAAATCTGAAAGATACTGATCTTCATTTACTTTAGAACAAACAATTCTTGAAGAAGAGAGTCTATTTAACTGATTTAATTCGACAGACTCGAAACCTTGATCAATAAATGAAACTTCATTCCCACCTACACTAGTACCACTAACTGTGCGAATTGATGCCCTGACTGAGGTATCTCCTGGTGTATCAATATCATATTTAGGAATAACTTCACTGAATTGAATATTTTCCGTTGCCTTGACATTTTGACCTCCCAAATGAGATTCGTCAAAGAATGATAATTGTGGATACGAATTACCATCAGATAAACGATTAGCACCAACAGATGCACCTCTATCAATTTCAATATTATATCCATCAATATCAATATTACTACTGTCTACTTGATGTATTTTATTGATTCTCCTTAAAGAAACTCCATTTAATTCGTACTTATATACTTCAGCACCAATAAGGTGGTCTGCAATAACTCCTTCGACTCCTCTGGTTTTTATTACCAAATTTCCAATACCAACAGATTTATATTCAATAATTTCATTATTAATTTTTATAAATCCAGTATTACTTGTTGCATCAATTGGCATACCTTCAAATTCTGTAAAAATAGATGTATTCGCAACACTAATTACTCCATCAGGTGGAATTTCAGCATCTAATTTGGCAGTTAATGTAGTAGGGGAGAAATTTGATTCAACATCACTAATTCTTACACTATTAATTCCAGAATACATACCATGATCAAAATGGTTAACTCTAAAATAATTACCGGAGAACTGTGAGTCTGTAGGACCACTAGAACTTCTAATGGTGGTAGTTGCCAAACTTACAATTGTTCCAGAATCATTATAATAACTAACCCCAATTCCTGTAGCATGTGCTTTTCCATTACCAAATTCTCCCTGAACACCAGCAACAAACAATGTATCAATACCATCAATTTCAGTAATAGTAATTGTTCCATCTCTACCAGTTTTTTCACCAGTATCATTGGTTACAATACCAACTACGTCACCAACTTGATATCCATTGCCA